CTACTGCGACAGCTAGTTATGGTACGGTGACTCACGTCGGAATCTGGGACGCATCGAGCGCTGGCAACATGCTTGCATATGCCGCTTTGACAGCGTCAAAGGCGATATCGACAGGCGACGTGTTCCGCATACCAGCTGGCGACTTGGACATCACGCTAGACTAATATGGCAACGTACAGAACTGGATTTGGCACAGGTAATTTTGGCGTCCGCGCATTTGGCGTAGACGGCGCGATTACCGACGCCATCGGTTCTGCGACTACAGCGGCGACAACAGTATCGAGCGCAGAAGTAGTAAGAGATGCAAGCGCGAGCATTTCTGCTTCAGCGTCAACAACATCTGCTGGAGTTTTTGTAGTAGACGCATCTGCATCAACATCAGCGTCAGCGTCCACTACGTCTGCTGGTGAGCAGATATTCCTTGGATCAGCAACTGCATCTGCTAGTGCGACAGGATCTGCATCGTTACAATTCTTGACGAATGCCGAGGCGTCAACAAGCGCAAGTTCATCAATTACGGCATCTTGTTTGAGATTTAGGCTTGCAGACGCATCAGTCTCATCTACTTTGACTGCGACATCTGATAGCCAACTTGAGGCAAATGGAGTCGCTCAAATTGATGCGGTCTCGACAGTATCGCCGACGATTGTCAGAGTCAGGTTTGGCGATGGCAGTACAGTTCAGGCTGTCTCATCTTTCGCATCTGCCGCAATTGGCAAATGGGAGCACATTGATCCGAACGCAGTTACTTGGACGAATGTCCCTGTAAATTCTATTGATTGGAATAAACTAGCCGCCTAAAAGGAGTGAAAAATGGCTGATACAACCACGACGACATACGGCCTCACAAAACCAGAGGTCGGCGCGTCTGAAGATACTTGGGGCACCAAGTTAAACACAAACTTAGATTCTATCGATGATCTGCTCGATGGGACGACTGCTGTTACTGGCATCGACATCAATTCAGGCACGATTGACAATGCAACAGTTGGAGCAACGACAGCATCAACTGGAAACTTTACGACGCTATCAATCAACGGAACTGCGATCACATCGACTGCGGCCGAGTTAAATTTCGTTGATGGTGTTACATCTAATGTCCAAACTCAGTTAGATGCGAAAGCGCCAACTGCCAGCCCAACGTTTACAGGAACAGTGAATATTCCTACAATCGATTTTGGTGACTGGACTATTACTGAATCTGCTGGAGTATTGTACTTTGCAACTGGCGGCACAAATAAGATGAAACTCGACGCGAGTGGAAATTTAACTGTTGTCGGTGACGTAACTGCTTACGGGACAATCTAATGGCCTTACCATCATCCGGAACACTTAGCATATCTGACATTGCGACGGAGTTTAATGATACTGCTCCAAACTCAATGTCAGAGTTTTATCGAGGGGGCGGAAAAGTTCCAGATTCTGCTGGCAACTCATCCGTTCCGGCGTCTGGCCAAATTGGCATTGGTAACTTTTACAATGCGGCCAACAGAGCGGCAGTAGCGATAAGCATTGCCGCTAATACACAGAACTACGACGTATACACTCAGGCGTCAGCAAATCCATCATATGTTGCTGGAACTAGCGACATTACTGTTACTGTGGATTCTGGAATTGCAGTTGGATCTACGTCAACTGGAACTTACGCTCTATCTATTCCAAACTCGTTCAATCCCGGCGATACAGTCACAATTGTCAACAATGGCACGATTATTGGCGCTGGTGGAAACGGTGGAAACGGCGGAAATAAATATTATTGGCCTCAGAGTCCAACCGGAGTCCAACCCGGAACTCCGGGGTCAGGTGGCGGCAATGCAGTCTATGTAAACTTCCCAACAATCATCACTAACAACGGAACAATCGCCGGAGGCGGCGGAGGTGGTGGAGGTGGTGCGTCTACAAATCTACCTACTGGTGGCTACGGAGGTGGTGGCGGTGGTGGTGGCGCTGGATATTCTGGCGGATCAGGCGGCGCAATGAATCCTCCGTTTGCGGCAGTTCCATATACATATAACGGAACACCGGGAGCTACTGGAACAACAACTGCTGGTGGTGCTGGCGGATCAAGAGGTGGCGGCGCTGGCGGAGGACAAGGCGCAAATGGATCGAGTGGTTCTCCGGGAAATCCGGGCGTTGTTGGCGGAACTGGCGGAACAAGAGGATATTATGTTGTCGGCAATCCACTAGTCACATATCCAGCAACTGGAACACTTTTAGGTCAAGTTTCTTAAAAAGAGGAAAAAAATGAATACCGTTACTGTAAAAATCGAATCTTGGGAAGAGGACAGCAAGAGTTTGGTTTGTCGTTTTGCATCTGACACAACTGCTTCAAGCAATCCTGATGACTATCGTCCCGTTGCATTTCAGCCACACTTGATGTGGCCACAGGCAACAACATCTGATGACATCATGACGAACATTGCTAGGGCTGGCGCAAATATTTGCCAAGAAATTGCAAATGAAGAGGCGTTAAATAGTGACGCGGCTCAGTTATCTGTTTATAGCGGATTGTCAGGACAGACACAAACATTTAACGTTGCTGATATTCAGGAGCCACCAGCTCCAGAAGGTGTGGCTGGCTCGTAATTATTTATGATCGCACACAAACACGTTAAGAATGCTTTACATCGTGACAACTGCCAACAACTAACAGACTTTCTAAAGGCGAGCGTTGAAGATGGCATTGCCGTACATGATGAGCAATGCCCAACAAGCTGGGGAGTGCACCATCATCCAATGCTTGAAAGAGTGTTGGAAGAGTTTGTGCCGTTTATGGAAGAGCAAACCGGAAAACGTTTGTTCCCGACATACGCTTACGCAAGGCTCTACAAAAAAGGCGAAGTTTTAAAGTGTCACGTTGACCGTCCAGCGTGTGAGATCAGCGCGACAATTACGCTGGGATTCGATAATGATGTCTGGCCAATATTTATTGCTGATGCTGGCGAAGAGACAGATCAAGGCATTATTGGCGAAAGAGACTCAATATTTCGAGTTAAGAACATTAACAAGATTGAGATGGATGTCGGTGACGCGCTAATTTATAGCGGATGCGAGTCTCCGCATTGGCGAGATGAGTTTGAGGGAGAATGGCAAACTCAAATCTTTCTTCATTATGTAGATCAAGACGGGCCAAACGCAAAACATAAGTTTGATGACAGGCCGTTTCTATCTCATCACGTTAATGAAGAAAACGAAGAATGCTTGTATTGGTTTATTCCGAACGCAATATCGCATCCATCATGCGATTCGATGATCAGCAAGTTTGAGTCACATAAGCTGGAGAAGGCAACGATTGGATCTGGTAATGCAAATGCCGTTGATTGCAGAGTGCGTGATGTAAACAAATTACAGATAACCAATGAGATTGGAATCGGAGCCACACTTACTGGAATGGGCCTAAACATCAACAGCAGATCGTGGAAGTTTGATATTACGAGGAGCAATCAGGCTGAATACCTGATGTACGACAAGGATGGAAAGTATAAGACTCACGTTGACACATACATTAGTCCAAAAGATAAAGAGTCTCGCAAGATAACAGTTTTGGCGTTTTTAAACGATGATTTTGAGGGCGGCAAATTTTATCTGGAAAACGACTACAAAAGGATTTATCCTCCACAGGAGAAGGGGACAGTTTTAGCGTTTCCGAGTTTCATCAATCATGGCGTCGAGCCAGTAAAATCAGGAATACGGCGCAGTATTGTCACTTGGCTGGTTGGGCCTTGGTTTAGGTAAGGACACAAAAATGGCACTCATTCCGTTACAGATCCCGCCCGGAGTTGTTAGAGTCGGCACAGAATACGAGCAATCTAATCGATGGCGTGATGCTAGTTTGATTCGTTGGCATAACGGATCTATGAGGCCAGTTGGCGGTTGGTCAACCAGAAATTCAACAGTAACAGCGGCCGCCCCGAGAGGAATGCACGTTTGGACTGACAACACAGATGGCGTAAATACTGTGTTGGCCGATTATGACTCGATTATCTATGTCAACGCGTCAGGCACCACGACAGACATTACTCCAACTGGATTGACGGCTGGCAGAGAGGACGCGGCGGTCAATACTGCTTTTAGTGGCGGATTCTATGGGACTGGATATTACGGCGTAACGAGGCCGAGCAGTAGCACGTTTCAGGAAGCCACAACTTGGTCTTTAGATAACTGGGGCGAGTATCTTGTCGCGTGTAATGCAGACGATGGCAAGATATATGAGTGGCAACTAGATACTGCAAGTCCAGCGGCTCAGATATCTGGCGCTCCAACTAGCAATAAGGGCATTATCGTTACTGAAGAGCGCTTTTTGTTTGCATTAGGTGCTGGCGGTAATCCTAGAAAAGTCCAATGGTGTGATAAAGAAGACAACACAACGTGGACTCCAGCGGCAACGAACGAAGCTGGCGACATTGAATTGCAGACTAGCGGTCAAATTATGGGCGCTGTTCGTGTTCGAGGTCGAACGTTAATTATCACGGACAACGACGCGCATATTGCGACGTATTCTGGCCCTCCATTTGTGTTTGGATTCGAGAGAGTTGGCACGGCGTGTGGCGTTGTATCAAGAAAAGCGATTGCGGCAGTCGATGAAGGCGCTTTTTGGATGGGGCCAAAGGGATTCTTCATGTTTGATGGATCTGTTGCTAAAGAAATACCGTGCGAAGTTTCGGATTATGTGTTCGCAAACATAAACAGGAATCAAATCACCAAGACTTATGCTGTTCACAACAGTCAATTTGGAGAAATTTGGTGGTTTTATCCGAGCAACGACTCTTTAGAGAATAACAAGTATGTCGCATACGACTATTTAGAGAATCATTGGGAGATTGGCGAGATTGATCGCACATGCGGCGTTGATCGAGGCGTGTTTAACAATCCAATATGGGCGGATGCAAGCGGAAACACTTACAATCAAGAGATGAGCGCCAGCTTGGGTCATGGATCTTATTCAGTATTTGCCGAAACTGGCCCAATTAGTCTTGCCGCTGGCGACAAAGTGATGAAGGTCACAAGTTTGATCCCAGATGAGGCAAATCAAGGCGATGTGACGGTCACATTCAAGACCAGATTCTATCCAAACGCATCTGAGTCATCATTTGGCCCATTCTCGATGGCAAATCCAACTGACGTGAGATTCACTGGCAGACAGATCAGGATGCGAGTCGAAGGAAACGTGAATACAGACTGGCGAGCTGGGATAATGCGGATTGAGGCGAAAGCCGGAGGTAAACGTTGAGTAGTCAAGACATCCCGCCAAGTCCAGTAGGTGGTCAATGGCACACATGGGGAGAGAGACTTAACGCATTCTTGATGCGTACTAGAGGTACGCTGAGAAGCCTAACAAATGGCGACTCAGCGGCAGAGGATGCCGTGTTGATGTGGGATCGAGAGATCGAGCATCCAGTAGTTTCGCTCGATGGCGAGTGGATTCCTCTTGCGTATGGCGACAATGAGTACATGGGATATGGATACGGCGCATTTCTTGATTTTAGTGATCAGACTGCGACGACTGTTGATACTGCAACCGCGATTACATGGGGGCAAACAGCGTATTCCAAAAACATCTCAGTAGGATCTCCAACTAGCAGAATTGTATTTGCAGAGGCTGGAAAGTATTACATCCACTTCACGGCGCAGTTAAATTCTCAGTCAGCAAATGCAAAAACGTTTTGGTTTTGGCCAAGACTAAACGGCACAGACGTCACGGGATCAACGATGCGTATTACATTGCATGACAATGATGAGGCGAAAACAGTTGCGCGAGCAGCGATATTTAATGTGTCTGCAAACGACTATTTAGAGGCAATGTTTGCGGTTGATGATCTGGATACGGCGCTGCAAGCATATGCCGCAGAGACATTCTGCCCAGCAGTCCCATCGGTTACTTTAATGATAAAGAGTATTGGTTAATGGATGAATACAAGCCGAAACACAGTCTCACCGAAGAACTGGTCAGGTGTCGTGTTTGGATTGAGAATGCTCTTGCTTACGGTGACGGTACTCATACTTTTGACGATGTGGCTCGTGGCGTTTTGCAAGGAACTCATCATTTATGGCCTTTGCCGAATAGTTGCGCGGTGACAGAATTTGTGGTTTATCCGCAAACAAAACACTTTCACGTTTGGCTTGCTGGAGGTACACTCAATGAAATTTTAGAGTTAAATGAGCCATTTGCTCAGTTTGCCAAGGCAAATGGCTGTACCGCGATGACTATTGCTGGCAGACCGGGATGGGAAAGAGCATTAGACAAATTGGGCTGGGGATTCCAGTTCACAACGCTTAAAAGGGAGATTTAAATGGGCGGCGGCGGAAAAGGTGGAAAACAGACCACTACAACAACAATTCCAGAGTGGGTCAGGGAGCCAGCAGAGCGTAACATTGCTAGGGCAGAGACTGCTCAAAAAATCGGCTACATGCCATATTATGGCCCAGATATCGCGGCCTTCAATCCAACGCAGAATGCGGCATTTAACGCAAATATTAGCGCGGCGGAAGCGTTCGGATTGGTTCCTCAAGGATCGTTGACTGCATTTCAGGGCATGGCTCCGGCTCCAACAACATATGCTGGCGGGATACAGGCATATTCATCTGGCGATTTATTTGATCAGGCGCTCGCTGAGTTAGAGGCAAGACGACCGGGTCAAGTTGCTCAGTACAACAAACTGTTCGTTGATCCATTTACTGGAGATCAACCAGCTCCATTAGTTGAGCAAGACGAGACATCAGGGAAGAGACCGTATACTTCACTAATGCTACACAATCAGATGCCATATGGCATGACGTATAGAACTGGGCCAATGGGCAATAATATCAGCGGATATTATCAATATTAAGAGGAAACAAATATGGCTGGCGCACCACAAGGTGGAATCGGAAACGTAAATCAGGCGGCGGCAACAGCTGTTCTAAACGCTGGATTGTCTACTGGACAGGACATGTTTTACGGGCCTCAGCAAGTTCAAGCTGGGCAGTTGGCGACGACAGATTACGCGCCATACATGAATCCATATACGCAAAATGTTATTGATGCACAGGCCGCTGATGTTCTTAGGAATGCTCAAATAGGACTTGGCAACTTAGGCGCTCAGGCTCAGGCCGCAAGGGCGTTTGGTGGATCGAGGCACGGCATTGCCGAGGCAGAACTTGGTCGAGGCGTGACAGAAACTTTAGGGCAACAAGCATCAGCATTAAGAGCGCAAGCATTCCAGAATGCACAAGCAGCGGCACAGCAAGATATTGCAAATAGACTTGCCGCAGAACAGTTTAATGTCCAGTCTGGATTATCTGGTCAGCAAGCTCGTTTGGCGGCAGCTGGTCAATTAGCGGATATCGGGAACATTGGTTTCGGAATGGGGCAGAAGATACAGCAGAACTTAATGCAGCAAGGCGCATTACAACAGGGCGTACAGCAAGCATTAATTGATGCTGCTAAACAGCAGTACGCTGGATATACAAGTGCCCCAGCAACAACTATTAATTACGCAAGTAATGCTTTACAGGCTGTACCGCAGGGCGGTGGAGTTACTCAAACAACGAGCGGCAGTCCGGGCCTCTTTGGAATGCTCTCATCAATCGCAAGTCTCGCATCAGGGATCCCAGCATGACGCCAGAAGAACTTGAACGACTAAAAATGCTGCTGTCTATGTCGCCTCAGTCGGCATATCAGGCTCCGGGAACTGCTGGATACGTTCCGTTTAATGTTGCTGCACCTATAACACCACAGCAAGCGGTGGCTCCGATTCAGAGGGCGCCATCGATGCCGATGCCTATGCCAGCTGCCCCATCGATGGAGCAAGCAATGGGAGGAGGCGCTGTTGGAGGTTTAGGCGGATTAAGGAAGATTCCGGGACTGCTGGAAAAGTTAAAGAGCGCAACTGGCCCCGGCGTTACATTCAGGGATAACTTACTTGGCAGCAACTACATTCGAGGCGCTGCTATCCCACAGAATCCAAACATTGGATTGCCAAACAATGCGTTTGGAATACAAGGAAATATCGGGAGCATTGCTAGACAGGTGATGCCAATGAGGTTTAGCGGAAACTTATTTGGATTTTAGATATGGAATATACCGATCAAGCAACAATCCTTGAGAATCAAAGACGAGAAGATGAGTATATAAAGGCTCAGATTAAGGCTGCTAGGCAAGAGAAAGCCGCACAGCAAGCTCGAGACGATGAGATTACTCGAAGAATGCTCAATCGTAGTAGAGGCCCGGCTCCAATGTCGGCTACCGACCAGAACTTGCAATCCTTAATCAATCGTGGAGGATTATTGGCTCCAGCGTTTGATGAGACTGGAAACGTTATCACGACTACAAACGTTACGGCTCCGACTGTTGATCTATCGAATATTCCTGTATTTGAAGATATAGTTGTGACTCCTGAGAGGCAATATTTTGAGTATAGGGATGCCCCAGAGCGCCCGGGCGTAAATTACGTCGATCGAGGAAACATTGATCCGTCTCCAGTCATGACGACTGGCATAGGACTGCTTGGCCCTATCGCAGATAAGGTGATGCAAAAGAGGTTCTCTCCGAATGAGTTGCAAGGCGTTCCGAGCGGGGGCAGCAACATTAGGACGGACGGTCGAGTTACTGATGGTGCTCTATTAAGCCAGCAACCATACTCTGGCGTTGTAACAAATCAGATGGTTCCAACTGCTCCGGTAAGGGGAGCAGTTTCAATGCCGCAAAGACAGCAAATTGATCCTACGCAAATGAACGCTCGTCAGGCAATTGATTTAAGTGTTGTGCCAAACATGCCGCCTCCAAATATACAACGGCAAAACATTGTTGCAGATGCGCCTAGAGCTGGATCAAATGTCGGAAACTTAGAACGTTTGGCAAAAGCGGGATCATTATCTACTAAATTTGATGGTGCTGCTGCAACTCAAGATGAAGTTGTCGATCAGGATCGCAACTTAAAAGCTGGGAACGCTGTTCTTAGTGAATATGCTAGAACGGGTGCGGCAGATCCAAATATGGCTAGAGCGCTTAGTGATGCGTTGGAAGATTCGAAAAAAGATCCTAGCGATCCATACAAGTGGCAGAACTTCTTTGCTAGTGCCGCGATCGCGTTCGATAATTTAAGAATGCCATCAATGCGTAATCCAGCGTTAGTCAAAATGATGGCAGATAGGATCCAATTTAACAGAACTCTGGTTAAGAGCGCTCGATCGGCTGATTCAATAGCATCAATTGGAACGCCAAAAGCACAAATGCTTGCACAAGCGGTTAGGGACGGAACAATAACTGTTAAAGATGCATTCACTGCTCTTTACAAGAACAAGTCGCAGTTCCAAGACATGCTCGATCTCATGCAGAATGATCCAGCCAACTTTGCGAAGATTGCGCCATACATTACTCCGGGATACGGCGAAGGCAATGCTGCAATTCTTAAAGAAGTAATGAAGCAAAGAACAGCGTTAAGTGAAAAAGCAGATACATCAAAAGGTTTATTTGACGGGATATCGAGAATCCAGCGAGTGATCGATGATTTCAAATCTGAAGGATATGAAAGCGGCCCGTCAGCAGAGATGAAGAAGAGAATACTTCAGACTCTTAATTCTTATGGATTAGAGTTTAACGAAGGATTCTTGGAGAAAGCTCAAACATTTGAGGCAGCGTCAAATTTATTAGTTGCAGAGCAGTTAAGGCAGAACAAAGGCCCACAGACTGATTTTGACGCTCTGTTTACGCAATCATTTGTTCCTAGTCTTAAGAATTTCGATGAAGCAAATCAAGAAATGATTTCTTACATGAGTTCTGTTGCCTTGGCCGACATGCTAATCAATCAAGCCGCTCAGGATGTAAAGATCAGTCAAGTAAATCCAAACCAGTCTCTAGAGGAAGTGTATCGCATCAATGCTTTGAAGAACGACAAAGATTTTGCAAAAGTTGTTAAAGTTCGTGATGCGTCAGATGGGCAGCCAGCCAAGTTTTCTACTTTTGAAAGTTTTGTCACTGCTTACAGAGATGCAGATAGCAATGCTGCCGCAATTGATATTATTGAAGACTGGATGAAAACAGTAGCTAAGGCAAGAAAATCTCTAAAATCAAAGGCTCTATAAATGGCTAATTTTGATCCTGACGCATGGCTCAAGGGCGAGCAAGAGAATGCTAAAAACTTTGATCCGTATGGACAAAGAGAAGCAGAAGCTCAAGTAGATACAACAATCGCAGTTGATGCTGCACCTAATCAGCAAAAATTTGATCCAAATGCGTGGCTTGATCAGCAGAAAACTGGCATTACTTCAGATTCTCAAATGGAGTATTACAATCAGGGATTCGAGGTCGTTAGCAAAGATGTCACTTATCCTGATAACGGCAAAATAATGTTTAACAGAGACACGGATCAACTTATCTTTGTCTCTGATAAAGGCGTCATCACAGACCGAAATGTTGTTCAAGGTTTGATGGACAGACCGGGCGCAGATCCATTTGAGGCGCAGAGAATGAGTGAGCAGTTGCAAGGTCGAGGCGGCGAAGCTTTTGCTTTAACAGCTGCTGAGTCTTTGCCATACGTTGGTGGATTTATTCCTCGGGCGGTTGATGTGTTTAGACGCGGATATGAGTCTCCAGAGATGAGGGCGGCTCAGGAAAGTATGGGATTTGATTTAGATCCTAATGCGCCAAAGTCAAGCGAACTTATTTCTCAGTTTGCTGAGGAAAGTCCGGGCCTAAGTTTGGGCGCAAAAGGTCTTGGTCTGCTTGGGCCAACTGGGGCAAGCTTGGGACTAAGAAAAATGCTTGGGAGCACTGCTGGACAGTTCCAGCCAAGATTTACTTCCGGAAGCAAGTGGGATCCTTTAAAACGAATTTCATATCAGACTGCAAGAGGTGCAGCTGAAGCTGGACCAGAGTCTGCAATTTACGAATTTGGTCGAGCATTTAGTGCAGCTGACCGAGGTGAGTTTGATGTCGGTGAGGCGATACAGAGGTCAAAAGAGTCTGGGACGTTAGGCACAGGAGCTGGAGCAGGTCTTAGCGGTAGCGCTGCTCTTATGGGTGAGCTGTTTAATAAATACAGAAACAGGGCATCTGTAACATCACTTGCGCCAGCGATACAAAAATCTTTTGGTTTTTCACCAGAGACATCAAAACTAATTGAGCAATCAATTGCTGAAGGATTGGATCTAGAGCAAGCTGGTCGAAGACTTCAACAGTTAAGACTTAGAGGTGGCGTCAGTGATGCGACAATTGCTGATGCAGACGCAGCTGCTGCTGTGCTGCTAGATGCTGCTGCATCGGCGACTCCTCGAGCACAACAAGAGGCAAAAAGAATAGTAGGCGAGAGCGCTGAAAGGGCTGGCGAAAGAGCTGGCCAGATAATGGATCAGTACTTTGGCAAGCAAATTAGTCCGCTAAAGGATCCGATAGACGAAATAATGAAGCGGTCTAGAAAAGAGAGATACAACGCATACTCAAATGCGTACTCTCAGAAGATCAATTATGACTCTCCAGAGGGCCAAGAGCTAATATCCATTCTTGAGGATCTCAATAGAGTAGATCCAAACTTTGTTAAAGGAATCAGCGGAAGAATCGATTTTCTTGGCGCGTTTGATCCAGATAACATTAAAGCGCCATTGTTTCAAGATGTCTCTATTGTTGGAAAAGATGGTTCTATTAAGTACGATCGAGCGCCCAGCGTAAAAGCTTTGGATTTGATCAAGAGAAAAATCAATGACATGGCATATACGCCAGACGTTGATCAAACCGAAAAAGCAGCTCTAGTCGAACTGTCAAGAAGATTAAGGACTGCTTTAGGAGATGCTGTCCCTGAGTATAATGCCGCAGCTAAGATAGGCGGTGATGCCATTATGAATAGGATGGCTTACGAGGCCGGAGCAGATATAAACAAGACTCCGATTAGTGAAGTATTTAGATTAGCAAGATCATCAAAGGAAGCTAAGTCTGGTCTGAGAGAAGGCGTCAGGTCAAACTTGCAGAGAATGATTGATACTGCAAAACGTCCTCCTTCGACGCTTGATGCTGAGGAAATATCTCAAGCAGTAAAGATGTTAAGAGATACATCATCTAAGGATTACCAAACAAAAGTTAGGCTAATTCTTGGCAAGAAAGAAGCCAAGGAGTTCTTTGATAAATTGGACGGAATCAGAGCAAAATTACAAACAAAATCTTTGGTTGGAACTGGATCGGCAACAGCGCTTCGTCAGCAGAACATTAGATTTATTGATGACATAACAAATCCAGCGTTGAAAGAGGCAGTCGGATCAGTATTTACAGGCGAGTTCCAAAAAGGATTAAGGCAAGTCAAAGATGCTCTTGGTAGCGGAGATCCAAAAACTAGAGCAAAAATTGCTGACGAAATGATTGAGTTCTTGACTGGAGTCAACATTAACAGAAGATCTCCAGAAATGGCAATCTCCAGATTGAAGCAAATTAAAAAGGGCAAAGTAAGTGAAAAAGACATCGCATTTATTGCATCGTCTTACTTGAGGACTTTCCTCGCTCTACCATTCGCAAGAGAATTCTCTAGAGAATCTGATCTTAGGAAATAAAATATGAAGCCAGAAAAGATGGATAGATCAACGATCGAGGGCGTAATTAGAGACGCAGTACAAGACGCAGTCGACTTTATTGAGAGCGAGATTGCTGACGATCGAATTAAGGCTCAAAGATACTTTGATGGCGAAGTTGATATTGGCGAAGAAGACGGACGATCAAAAGTCGTCGCAACAAAAGTTCGAGACACGGTTAGATCAATTAAGCCGAGTCTCATGCGCGTGTTCTTATCAACCGACAGGTCGGTCGAGTACACGCCTCAAGGCCCGGAGGACGTAGCAGTAGCGCAACAGGCAACACAGTACATGCACTGGGCATTCAATGAACTCAACGGCTATAAATTGCTGAATGATGCGTTCCATGACGCGATGGTTAAGAAGGCCGGGGTTCTTAAAGTTTATTGGGACAAATATACCGATGCCGAAACGTACTCATATACTAATCTCACGGATGAAGAGTTTGCTGTCATTGTTAACGATGATGATGTCGACGTTATTGAACATTCTCAGGAAATGTCAATTGTTATTGATGACATGGGAATGGAAGTCGAAATGCCAGAGCATTCTGTCACGATTAGCAGAAAGACTGAAAAAGGGAAGTTAATGGTCGAGTCTGTGCCACCTGAAGAGTTCATGGTGGACAGAAATGCTCGATCAATTGACGACTTTTATGTCGTCGCACATCGTACAGAGATGCGCGTATCTGACGTCGTAAACATGGGATACGATTTTGAAGAAATCGCTCAATTAGACGGAATCGGATCGAGTGACACATACTCAGAGGCCGAGGACTTCGAGCGTCGCGGATATCAGATGGAAGAAGAGGAGCACACAGAGGATCTGTCAATGCGACTCGTCGCTATCACCGAGGCGTACATGAAGATGGACATCGAGGGCACAGGAATTGCCCAGATGTACAAATTCACACTTGGCGGCAGTAACTACAAGCTGCTCGATTACGAGCCATTTGGCTATGTGCCATTTGCTGTATTTGAAGTCGATCCAGAGCCACATGCATTCTTTGGTCGGTCAATCGCAGATCTCATCATGGATGATCAGGATGCGTCCACAGCAATGTTACGAGGTGTCCTTGATAACGTGGCATTGACGAATAATCCAAGGATTGGCGTTGTTGCAGATCAGGCCAACATGGATGATGTACTAAACAACGAAATTGGCGGGATTGTTAGGATGAAGAATCCTCAAGCGATTGTGCCGCTTGCAGTGCCATTTGTGGCCTCTCAGACGCTTCCAGCGCTCCAGTATATGGATGACTCCATTGAGACCAAAACGGGCGTTTCTAGGGCTTCTATGGGCCTTGATCCGGACGCATTGCAGAACACTACTGCTACAGCTGCCCAAATCACAAAACAGGCTGGAGCTGCTCAGGTCGAGGTTATGGCGCGGAATCTTGCCGAGGGCGGCATGAAGCGTCTATTTAAGTTAATGCTCAGGCTCTTTGTTGAGAATACCGACGAAGAGAAAATGATGCGGATGAATAGCCAGTTTGTGCCAGTTGATCCTCGAGTATGGAACACGAGCATGGACGTCATGTGTAACGTTGGTCTTGGCACAGGCAAAGAGGACGAGAAGATGGCTGTTCTGCAACAGGCGCTACAGCTGCAAATGCAGATCTGGCAGACATACGGCCCCGGCAACGGTCTCGTTACAATGACTCTTATTCGCAACACACTGGCTGACATGTTGGCTATTGCTGGCGTCAGAAACAGTGACAGATATTTCTCACCGATGAATGAGCAGTTCGAGCAGCAGCTGATCATGATGAAGCAGCAGCAAGCAGCGATGCAGCCCAAGCCGATGGATCCGGGAGCGGCAATGGTACAGGCCGAGCAACTTAAGGCTCAGGCCAAGGCCCAGAGCGATCTCGCTAAAATCCAGATCGATGCACAAAAAGCTATCGCTCAGGACGATCGAGAGCGCGACAAGATGGATCAAGATCTACTCGTTGAGGCTGCTAAAATACTTGGTCAATATGGCACACAAGTTGACGTGGCAAACATCCGCAAGGCGCAGCAGGAGGCAAGATATCCAGATGAGCGCCCAAGCGAAGCTGTTACTGGCGGTAGATTCTAATGGCTGGTGTAAAAGATAAAGCGGCAAAGATTAGACGGCTCCAAGACGATCCAACATTCAAGGAAGTCATGGAAGGCGTCAGGATGCTACAAGTTAGCATCTTTATGGATCCGGCTTCAACTACTGAGGCTCTGGATGAGGCGCACGATATTATTCGTGCATTGAGTAAAGTCGAGGATTACATCAACACTGTTTTGGCAGACGAGGCAGTCTTCGACAAAAAAGGGAGATAAAGCACCGTGGCAGACACGACTGAAAACTCATTCGATGGCAGCATCGAGGCAGCAGTTGGTTTAATTACTCGTCCTGAAGAGCCAGAGACAGTTGAGCAAGAAGAAATTACAGAATCTGAGGATGTATCTCCAGAACTGGAAGCATCGGAATCAGAGGATGTTGATGACGCCGAAATCGACGACGGCGAGGAAGATGAAGTAGAAGTCGAAATGTCGGACGATGACGAGGCAGATGACGAAGCCGATCAAGAAGCCCCAGTTCTATATACCGTCAAAGTTGATGGTAGAGAGGAACAGGTAACGCTTGAGGATCTACAGCGAGGTTATTCAGGCCAGAAGTACGTCCAAAAAGGGATGCAAGAGGCAGCTGCTCAGAAAAAACAAGCTGAGGAGGTTTACTCTGCATTGCTAGCCGAACGGCAACAACTCGTTGACATGTATCAACAAATGCAACAAGGGCAGTTCTTGTCCAAGCCGAATCCACCATCGGAAGAACTACTCGCCGAGGATCCAATCGGATACATCGAAGAGAAGGCGCGATACGATAAGGCTGTGGAGCAGTACAATCAGCAACAGGGCAAAATGAGCCAGCTCATGCAGCAAAGTGAGCAAGCTCGAGAGCGCGCTGTTCAGGCGTATTTGCAGCAAGAAATGCAAAGCTTGGCAAATGTTATTCCTGAGTTTGGTGACGCCCAAAAGGCATCTAAACTTAAGAACAAATTGATCGATGGTGGCCAGAATCACTACGGCTACACGCAAGAAGAAATCGGTCAAATCATGGATCATCGAGCAATCCGGGTTTTGAATGATGCGATCAAGTACCGCGAGATAGTCGCTGGCAAATCGAAGGCCGAGCAAAAAGCTAAGGGCGCGAAACCAGTTATCAAGCCGGGAGCTAAGAGAGCACAGAATCCAAGCCGTAAAGCAATGGATAAGCAAAAGGCTAGGCTTAAGAGAAGCGGTAGCATCGAGGATGCACTCGCTTTAATTGTTAATGAATAACTTAATGAAAGGATGCCATCATGGCTCAACCAACCAATACATTCGATAGCTACGATGCTGTCGGCATCAGAGAAGACCTCTCTGATATCATCTATGACGTTTCACCAGAGCAAACTCCTTTTTACTCAAAGTGTAAAAAAGTAAAGGCGACTAATGTCCTACATGAATGGATGACCGATTCTCTCCGTTCGTCAGCGACTAATGCTCACATCGAAGGTAATGCAATTACTTCAACTGCACGGACAGCAACGACAAGGCTAGGAAATTATTCTCAAATTTTCGTTGACAGCGTTTCTATTCCAGATACTGACGCTGGCCTTAAAAAAGCTGGTCGCGCATCTGAAATTGCGTATCAAATGTTGAAGGCTGCAAAAGAGCAAAAGCTCGATATCGAGTCCGCGCTTTGGGCATCACAGGCCCGCGTTGCTGGAAACAGCACAACGACTGCACGACGTCTTGCTGGTGTTCCAGCATGGCTAACAACAAACACAAGTTTTGTTACTGGCGGTGTTACTGATGGGGCTGACCCCAGTGGAGATGGGACTGACACCAGAACAGACTCATCCGATCAGGAAGCTTTTAGCCAAACTAAATTTGACACAGTCATGCAGTCAATCTGGGAGAACGGCGGTAATCCAAACACTGTTTACCTCTCAGCATTCCAGATGAACAAGGCTCTTGATTTCACAGGAATGAACAATCAGCGTTCAACGATTGGTGCATCAGTTGGTGGAACTAACAGTGTCATCAACGCAGTTGACGTTTATGTGACTCCTTGGGGCACAGTCAACTTCATGCCATCTCGTGAAAACCGCTCTCGTGACGTATTCATCATCCAAGATGATATGTTCAGCGTTGCAGTTCTTCGTCCAACCAAGAACATTGAGTTGGCGAAAGACTCAGACGCAACACGACGCGCTGTTATCACTGAACTGACGCTTGTCTCAAACAATGAGAAAGCATCTGGTGGTGTCTTTGACTGTACAACATCTTAATCGATGTATGGGGGGCTTTATGCCCCCCCTTTTTTTAGGAGATTAGTTTGAGCAAAATCAAAGAAGTTGTGCATCATGACGACGGGGGAGACACCTTAACGGTGGAGACCGTATATGACAATGAGCCGACGTTAAATCAGGTAAAACACCTAAAAGATGCTGGATTCGATCAGCAAAGAGGTGATAATAGACTCGTTGGCCGGATACCTCTGCACATTTTGTCGCAATGGTTGAAGGAAGCTGGCGTTGACTGGTCTGATCATGGAGCAGCACAGGAAGTGATTAAACGAAAAATCTTATCCGGTGATTTTGCCAAATTTAGAGTTTGGGAAGGAACGTTCTAAATGGGACAAACAATCGTAAACTGGGCCTTATTGTCCGTCAGCGCTTTAATAGGTTTTTTTGGACACTTGGCGTGGATGGCTATCAGAGACATCCAAAAGGCTCAGTCTCGATTGCAAATGAGAGTTAGCGAAGTCGAGATACTCGTCGCTGGTGATTATTTGCGAAAGCAAGAATTTGAAAAGTTTGTCGATCGCGTCATCTGCAAACTCGACGCCATCGACGATAAGATCGATCGAAAGGCGGATAAGTGAATGAGTTTATTCAGCTATGGCCAATCATCTCGGCACTAGGAATCTTGGCCGCGATGCTTATCAGTTTCCGCAGTGAGACTCTTCTTAGACTGAAACATTTAGAAGAGAAAATAAAAACCTTATTCGATCTTTGGAATGGCAAAAGCAAATAAAGAGATTGTTCGCCCAATTCCGAAGCGAACAAAGCTAAACAAGAAACAGCGTCAGCGTTTGCTGAAGAAGTCGAACGCCAAGCGCTCATTGTTCCGATGAAAGACTTTGACATAGCGAAGGCGCTGGCTAGTTTAGTCCCAGTTCTTTTAGCCGCTATGTGGTGGGTCATTTCTTCTATTGGCGAGATACGTTCAGACATTCAGCTGATCCGCGCCAACCAAATGCAACTTATTAGTCCGAACGGCGAGATTGTTCCAAGCCCGGGCAATGCATTTGCGCGCCAAGAACTAAAAGAGGAAATGCTGGAGCACATTCACGATCTGAAAGTTAGAGTTAAATTGCTAGAAAGGCAAGGTGGAAATGGTAGCTAAAAAATATCAGAATCCAAAAGGTGGTTTGAACGAAAAAGGCCGCAAACACTTTGAGGCGAAGGATGGCGGCAATCTGAAGGCGCCAGTCAAGTCTGGAACAAATCCTCGACGTGTTTCATTCGCCGCACGATTCGCTGGCATGAAGGGGCCGATGAAAGATTCTAAAGGCAGGCCAACTCGTAAAGCATTGGCCCTAAAAGCATGGGGCTTTGGCAGTGTCGAGGCCGCAAGAAATTTTGCTAACAGACATAAGAAGAAGTGACATGGCTAAAAAAGGACTCTACGCGAACATACACGCTAAACGTAAACGAATTGCCGCTGGAAGTGGTGAAAAGATGAAAAAGCCGGGGACAAAAGGTGCACCAACAGCAGAGCAATTTAAAAAAGCCGCAAAAACAGCAAAAACGCCGAAAAAGAAAAAAAACTCCAGAGCAGCAACGTGACCACCACTTAAAACATAAATACGGCATAGTCTTTTCTGACTATGTTGAGATGGCGTACAAGCAGAACAACAAGTGCTCCATCTGCGGGATGGACGGCAAAGATACTGGCAAGGGAAAATTATACATTGACCACTGCCACAAGACTGGCAGAATAAGAAAACTGCTATGTCATAACTGCAACAGCAGCATAGGTTTGATTGGTGATGACCACAAACTGGCATTCAGGTCAGCATTTTATTTAATTAAGTTTCATGTGAAACACATATGTTTGGACTTGGCACAGAAGTTATATTGGCTATTGGCGGTAACATCGTCGGCGTCATATCTGGTCTTGTGGCGAATAGCCAGAAAAGTAAAGCAGATCATCAAAAAATGCTGATGGAGCGTTTGACGTTTGACGTCGAGCGCATGAAGGCCCAATCCGAAATGTCAAACAAAGAGTTCGAGCTGCGGTCAAAGGATCGGTTCTCGAGCATGACTAGGCGCGTGTTGGTGTTATTCTTCATGATCATGATCGCCGTGATTAGTCTGGCTCCAATGTTAGGGACGGTTGATATCGCTGTTCCTGTAGAGATGAAAAGTGGCGGTAAATATTTATTGGGTCTGATCGATACTAGCAAGACTTGGATCGAATGGCATACAATCAAAAATGCAGTAATGTTCCGGGAGAACTTCGACACTATTTTGGTGATGATTTTCTCATTCTATGTTGGCAGTTCAGCTGTTAAGAGGTGAAAATGAAAACTTGTCCTACCTGTCCAAATCCTAGAAGCTGCATGGCAGCTGGCAAATGTCTAATGAAGGCAATGGTCAAAACAAAAAGGCCAGCTGCTAAAAAGAAGAAATAATGCCGCTCGTTAAAAGCAAATCTAAGAAGGCATTCAAGAAGAACGTCGAGGCCGAAATCAAAGCTGGCAAGCCGCCTAAACAGGCGGTCGCAATCGCTTACGCTGTAAAGAAGAAAGCTTCGAAGAAAAAGAAATGATCCCCGGACGCATCCTTGGCGCGCTCTGCATTGCGCTAGTGTGCCAAGGCTGTTCCATTATGACGGCCAAGAGGATCGTGGAGAAGCTACAGGAGCCGTCAGCGCCTATTTATAACATTACCTACGAATGTCCGGCTATGATGCCGCAGACGGTCTTAGAGACCGTCCGGGAGTACATCATCATAGATGCTGAGATGGATCGTCACTTTGAGGAGTGGACTTAGAAGTGGACTGTTTCCGGCCTTAGCCGAAGTGTTTTGCACACTCCGGGCCAATGCCAGTCTTGATACTGTCTGGATGAGTAAGAGTGCGATTGCAGCGGCAGCAACGGCCCTCGTGCATGATCTCGAAACCGTCCATGTCTCGGCGGTACAACTTCATCAAAACCCACTGTAGCGCTTTAAAACTAGGGGCATCAGGCTTGCCTTTTTTACCAGCGAGCAATGGATCAGCGTCAACTGGAAGCGCGTACTCTTTAAGGAATCCAATATACTGACTAGCCGCCCAGTCTTGATTGTCCGGGCCAGCAAGAACGCGCACAAAGTATGGAGCTGCGTCGCGCTCTCTCTCGCGTTTAGCTTGAGTCACTTTGTATGTGAAATGCTTATCAGTCTTGAGAGACTTGATAGTGAAGACAGCATTACCGCCGTAGATGAACTCAATTGCAGATTTGTGGTCGTCGAATTTGCTCATTTTTTTTCTCCTAGTTTAGATCGGTTGGCCAATTCCGCTCGATCGATGGCTCTATTTAACCATGATTGACGCTTTTGTGTCAACACTATGATTAAAAAAAGGCCCACACGAAGTGGGCCTTAAAGAAGGAGAAAACTATGAAAAAAGTAAGTCAACCAAGCGAATTGAAAGCTTCGTAAACTCGCTCCACTTGATTATAACCGTATTTCTTGGCTAATGTGAGCGCCTCTGAAGCTTTGTATGTCTTCCCATCGATAAACCTAAACAATGGCTCTCCATCCTTTATCTTATCTATTGCTACAAGATAGTAAGGCCCAAACTTAATGTGTTTGATCCTTTTGTTATGTTTTCTTAGATTGAAACTAACCATACATCCCAGCTACCAAATAAAACATCGCGAATATTGCAGCGCATCCTAGCAGCATCCCGCAGATCCCAATCCAGCTAATTTTGCTAAATAGTAGCGCATTGCGCTCGGGATCTAGGTAGATCTGGTCTTGCTCGATCTTCCCGGTGTAGAACAGTTGCTCTAACTTTTGCTTATTTTGATCAGACGGCAAGTTAGCGCCGTTTTCCCAATCGCTCACTGTCTTGCGACTAACGCCAAGCATGACGGCAAGTTCACGCTGGCTAAGTTTAAGTTTAATCCTATGTGTCCGAATGTTATCGGCCGATCTCATGTTTTTAGTCAAGTTCCGTTCCACCATAGTTCTCCGTGATTGTTGTAGTAAATTCCTCAATTTGAGACTTAGCATCCTCAAATCCTTTAGCGACGATAACAGTTTGCTGCACCGATCTCAAATAATTTATCCAGTCTAACTGATTTTTCGACAATGAGCCGCCTTTTTTACGTTTCATCTCGATCCAAAGATTCCAAGCCGGGATCAACATATCTGGGACTCCGGGGGTCACGCCTTCGCTTTTGAGACGAACAGCGGTTACGATATTTCTGTGACCGCCGTTTGGAATAGCAATGATTCTTACGCCTTCGTAATTTTTCCGAAACCAACTAACAAACTCTCGCTGCTCAACGTGTTCACTACGACCAACTTCTTTTTGTGACTTTGAAGTAGTTTCCTTCTTTTTTATAGGATATCTCATTTGGTGGAATTCCATTTAAGTTAAAAGAGTCACATATCTCATCCAGATCGAAGGCATTCTTTACATCGTCAATGACTCCGGCCTTTCTAGCATGTACATACACTGTCTGGCGCGCTGTTGTCCCGGCATATCCTTCGTGCGTCAGCGGAAAATACTCTGTTATGATCGGATCACTAAACAATTTTGAGTAGTAAGTCACTTTAATCATTTCTTTGCCGCTGGCTCGAGACAAATGCGTCTCCCAGCGCCATGAATCTACTAAAAGCTTATCGCCTCCACCGCCCATTATATCGACGTCATGAAGCTTCATCTTTTTCTCTTTTGGCGGCGGGAACACAAAATGGCATTCTGGGCATTCTTTTACGGCTGGCGGCACTAGACTGTCGCATTGCGGACAGGCTTTAACAGGCGCCTCACCGTTGCCCTCTGTGGCCTTGTTTGGTGATTTAACGCCAGTAATTGGGCCGTGAGTCTGAACGACGCCAGCGAAATCCAGCACAAGGCAGTGATCCGTGTGACTCTTGACTCTCATGCCTCGCCCGGCCATCTGGACATATAGGCCAGCGCTCATTGTGGGCCTCAGCATGGCGATCAAATCGATGTCTGGATAGTCGAAGCCAGTTGTGAGCACATTGGCGTTTGTTAGCGCCCTGAGTTCGCCAGACTTAAATCTTTTAATTATCTTTTCCCGCTCTGGCTTTGGCGTGTCCCCGGTAACGCATTCGGCTGGGATACCGTTCTCGATAAGCAGGTCTTTAATCGCCATAGCGTGTTTCACGCCAGCGCAAAAAAATAACCATGCCTTACGGTCTCCGGCTATTTTAATGACTTCCTTAACGGCCTCAGAATTGTTGTGCGGCTGGTTTACAGCTGCCTGTAGTTCTTTCTCGATGTACTCGCCGCCCCGCTTATGAACGCCCTCAACGCTTAACTTGATCCCGGTCAACTTTGACTTGAGCGGCGCCAAGAATCCATCCTCAACGAGCGCCTCGATCGAGGTCGGCTCGATCAGGTCATCAAATATGGCTGGTTTATCTGTGATCATCCCGTGGCCGAGTCGATACGGCGTCGCAGTAAGGCCAATGACTCTCAGCGCTGGATTGATGGCCTTTAGCGCGTCAATCAGTTTGCGATAACCAGTGTTTTGATCTGTGGATATCAGGTGCGCTTCATCGACGATCATGAGGTCGACGTGACCTATTTCGTGCGACTTGTTTCTGATAGACTGGATGCCAGCAAACGTGATTTGTTGATGGGCCTCTTTACGCCCAATCCCAGCGCTGTATATTCCAAGCGGAGCGTCCGGCCAGTGCATCAACATTTTTTCGGCGTTCTGCTCTATCAATTCCTTGACGTGAGTCGCCATCAAAACTCGAGTCTCAGGCCAATTGGTTATGGCGTCTTTGCAAAGCGCCGCAACGACGTGAGACTTGCCGCTTCCAGTTGGCAGAACGATACATGGATTGCCATCGTTCGCCCTAAGCCAACTGTACAGCTGCTCAATCGCTAATTTCTGGTACTTCCTTAACATTATTAGTTCTCTCCAGCTCATCCGCAACAAGCTTGGCGTATCCACCAATGTCATGCCAAGTGTCGTGGAGATAATAGTTTCCACCAGCAAGGATCCTCGACATTTTGTTGCAAATCATGTCTATGCTTTCCTTCATCATTGGCGGCATAAATTTATAATTTGGTGATTCTCTGACCACTTTCTTTAGACTCTGGCTGATCGCGCTGACCGTGACATAAGGCCCGTACTGGCCGTGGCGCTCCGCAAGTGTTGCTTCAATTGTTTTGTTTGTCATCCGGTTATCTTCCCATCAAATTGACTACGAATATCCATGACGTCTGGATCCTGATTTACACAAGCTGCTGTGTTCGATACAAGTTCAATGCTGGAAAACGTGTTAGCGTCGCCTTCACCGTTTCTGATCGCTTTGCCATCGATCATGAACACGGCCTCAGCGTCCGTGCTACTCTCGATCCTTGGCCAAGGCACGACGTCAGGATGAAGAACATGCGATGGGCATCCTGTTCGCTGAAACTCTTCAGGTATCCCAGCTGACTCGAATCTTTCGCAGTCCCAAGTGCCATCAGGCATGGGCGTCGAGTGAGCGCATGTCCGACAGTTAATCTGCGTAGTTGGTTTTTCCTCGTGACAAATATGGCGAGCCGCACACTGTTTGCAAGTGAAGAACGTTGGATCGTTAGTGATCCTCGGTGGTGCCTCATTTGCCAATGTAATGAATTCTCCCTTTTTTAAAAGGCGCTCCGCGAACGGCTCATCGAAGTCGATGATCTCTGTGTACATCTCATCATTATTTTTGTTCACCGCGACGTACAGCGCCTTGTTGATTTTCTTGCCAAGCATATACAGCTGCATTTGCGCGTAGTGCTGCGGCTTGGTTTCCTTCACGCCTTTCCTCGAGGTCGAGTCAAATGATCTCTGGTTGTGAGTCTTGAACTCAGCAATCATTGTCTCCGTCTCATGCCCGGGAACGCCGCCAGTAATAATGCCGTCGACCGAGCCGCTGACGTGATTTCCAAAATCAACTTTAGACTGGTTATCGCCAACTTCTTTGATATTAATGCCAATCGCCCAAAGGTCAGAGACAATTGTATTCTCCTCGAGGTGGCCTCGACGAAACAACCGCCTCATCCGTCCCGAGAAGTTTTCCTTAAATGCCCAACGGAACATGTACCAAAGGAATCTTTCACACTTGTGACCTAATACAGAGCCGCCCATATGGCCGCGTTGCGTGTCTGTGGTTTTCTGATGGTACTCGTCAATCCGTTCGACAATTTTGCTCATTAACCAACCAACCTTTCTATTTTTAATTTGGATGCGATCCACTCACCTCTACTTGAGATGTGACTTTTCCCATTCTTTAACGAATCATTAACGTAGAGAGCGTACTCAAGTTTATTAGCAACGTTTCTAATGCACTCCATTCCTTCGTCAGAATAAATCAAGTCCAGCGCATCAGTATTCATCAAAAACACTTCACTTAAAGTTTTTAATTCTGCGGTCGTCAGGATCAACGAATGCTTCGTGGCATTATCTAAGGCATCTTCTAAGTAATTTTCTAAATCCATTGTTTTCTCCAAAAAACATTGAGGGGCCGAAGCCCCTCTTGTTATTAAAATCCGACTCTCTCAACTATCAAGTTTGCAATCTTTGGGTCGACCAAGCCAACCACATCAATATCAAACTTTTTCGAGATAGTCTTCGCATGATTGATCGGGAAATATCCTCTTGACTTGCAATGTGCAATGTACTGCTGAGTTACTCCCAATATTTTGGCCAGATTTTTTTGGGTTCCGGCTTCATCAATTGCGTGATTAACAAAATTTCGTGCCATAAAGATCTCCTTATTTCGCCCAAGGCGCGTTAGCGTTAGCGTTGGTATCAGCTGTTGGCGGCTTCGAGCCGTTGCCAGTTGTTTTCCAATCCTTAACGTCATTGGACGCTGCGTACTGACCAGAAGCTGGGCGCTCAGTTACTTTAATTTTTACATCGAGACCGACCAGTTCATTAGTATCTCTAGGTAGGCCGCTCATCCCGCCAGCTAACGCCAACTTACTGAGTTGAGTTCGGCCAATCTTTTCAGCAACTGGATTGGGATTGTGCACATTCAGGTTCCCCCAAATCACACGACCGCTATGCTCCGGGCCAGTGATATCGTAACGGACTGCGATGTATTTCCCGTTCCCGGCCTTTGTCGTTCTAAGTTCTGCCGACATGACTCGAGCGTCGTACCACCCATCAGGAACTGGGGCATAGTCAGCGTTTGCGTCTGCGACAAAGTCGTAAGTATCAAATTCAAGATCCATAGTTATTTTCCTTCTAAAGTTATTGAATACGAAGGTCTGCCCGGAACAGTTGTGATCGCTCCGAGAAGAGGCTTCGTAAGATTTTCGTCTGCCTTTTTCCAAGCAGACATGTTTATGTCCGGCTTCCACCTAAACAGCGTCGGCAGATGGTCGGACAATCCGTGTTCCGCTGCGATGTCTTGCAATACGTCACCATCGACTTTGCGAGTCATGCGGCTGGTAATTTTCAACTTGTAGTTGTTCTGAGTCAGCAACTTCGTGCCTTCTTCAGTCTCATCGAGTTTGATCAACTTGCTGATCTGATCCTCGATCTCTCGACGCTCATCGATAGCGGCTTTCTCTCGAGACTTTGCCGCTATCCATCGTCGACTGAGTGCGTCTAATGCATCAGGCATCTTGACCTCCAATCTTTGCAATGAGTTTTCCTAAGTCCGGATCCTCCCAGTCAGAAAGCTTCCCGGAACGATCCTTCGCGATCCAAGATGTATCGCCCTTGCACATTAGGCCGCGCCATTCTTTGTCGTCAGTCTTGCCGAATCGCATCGCCAGAACTTCGTCAAACAGATACGGCAACTGCTGGCCAGTCTTGCTGCCGGGCATCGACGGCCCCCAGAACAACTTGCCGACGTCGTCTTGGACTTGCGACAACTTCGCGGTCATGTAAACGTGCATCGGTAAATTACGGAACGCACGGATGATTGACATCATGCTGTCAGCGAGCGCGCCATAAGCTTGACGAGGATCCTTCGACTTTTGTTTTTCCTCACTCAGTACGACCTCGCCGATTTCTGATATCGAATCGATGGCGACAGAAGAATATTCGCCGCCCTCGTTCTTCAACCAGCTGTACGCCTCTTTAAGATCGTCCATCGTCTCGACCTCGATGTACGGGATGTCAGTCCCATCGAGTGAGCGCAGACCAGATTCAGCTGACAAGATGATTGGTTTTGGAAGTGTTTTGATCAGAGTGGTTTTGCCTGAGCCGCTCTGGCCGTAACACAAGATGTTGATGTGACTCGTCGCGATCGACGATGTCGTTTTTAGATTTATAGCCATGTTTTCTCCAGTTAAATGGCGGTCGGAAAATCCCTTCGCCAATATTTAGGTTAGCAGAGTCGTTTTGGAATTGCAATATACTGGTCAGTATCCACAAGCATCTCACTGTATTCGTCGAACGCTTCGTCTCGATCGGACTTGATCGTTAGATCAGAGTCCGGGAAGAAGACCTCAATCGATTCTGCAATCGACGTGATGCCGTCTTGCTCGATGACGTAGAGTCCGACTCCCGGTAAGACGTGGTTAGACACAGTCGTGTTTCGATCGCTTCCACTCACCGACACGAGTGTCACAAGCATTGGCGATTTCTCGTCCGTGGATACAAACTTTTTTATTTTCATCTGTCTGCCTCTTATCCCATTCTAACGCAACGAGATAAGAGAGCATGATGACGACTAGGCCGCCGAGAAGAAAATACATAAGGTCAATGAGTCGTTCTAAAATTTTAAGCATTCCAGTTATCCCATTTCTCAATCATGATTGGCTCAACGATATCGCAAAAGATTTTCGCCTCTTTGTGCATTTCGTACTCGTAAGTCTCGACGGCGGCAGTCTCGATCTCAGCAAAGTATCCAGCGTACTCGAGCACTTGAGGTAGATTCTTATCATCCCGGAAGATGTAACAGAACTTGCCCTCGACCTTCAGGATCTCTGGGATCTCGTGATCGCGGTCAGCTGCCATCGCGAGGAACAATGTGTTTACTTTAATTACGACCACGTTTATCTCCTTTTCTAATATCAATGCAAGACTTACACATCCACTTACAATTACTTGTGTTAGCTCTAAACTTGCCGCCCTCGAGCGGCCTGTGTTTATTGCAATAGGCGCAGTATCGCTCCCCGGTGTATCGAGCGACGGCCTCGCGCATTTGATTTATTTTCATTCTTTGATCCGGCAACTTTTTCTCCTTCAAGTTTTACTGAGTTTATTTTCCAATTGTCACCATGAAGATTCTCATGGCAGGCTTCGTCATAATGCATTTTTGCGGATGCGTGGTCAACGTACTCGCCGACCACATATCCGTTGACTATGACCTTAAACACCGAAGCGCAGCGAGAAGATCGCTGACGTGGTGGTGTACTTTTCGCGAGTGTTAGAGTCAACACCCATGTCATCAATCAAAGTCTTCCAGTCAAGAACTTTGCGATTTGCTTCAACGTAAGTTGCGTTGTACACGTTGCCGCAGACTTTCTTGATACCGCTGGCTTGGCACTGGTCTTTGATCTCTGCCTCGAGCGCTTTGATCTCGCGATTGTAATCAGCAACGATTTTCTTCATTGCGCCAACTTTGTCGACTAGTGTCTCGAGCGTGTTTTCTGCTTTCATTTTTTTCTCCTAAGTTTAGGACTGTCGGCCCATCCGGCTGTCCATGTATGTAATTCTAAACCAACTGACAGAAAAGTGTCAACACTATTGAAAGTGTTTAGCCAACCATTTCAGAACTGCTGGTTTTGTTTTTGGTAGCGGCGGCAGCTCGCAGACAATCCAACCAAGGTGCTGGTACTTATCCGTGAGCTGCTGCGCTTCCTTGAGGGAGCCAACATATGCTGTTGGCCGCCCCTCGATACTTACACGATAGATCTTCATGATCCGATCGTACATCAATGATCAGACGTTGTTAAGAGTCGTCGCCCGTCTCAGCACTCGAGCGCGCTCAGACTGGGTCAACGTCGATAACAGATTGAGCGCCTTGATGGCAAACTGGCGCTCGTGCTCTGCCGTGAATTTTTTCTGTCGAGGCTTGGATAGTCCAAGCTTCTTCAGAGTGTCAGAGTCAAGATCTTCTATTCTCATATTTTTCTCCCGTAAGAGGTATTAGGCTTTCGCCCAATACCCGTAGATCATTTTGTGTGTGCTGTTCCATGAGTCATGGGCCACACCGTCTTTGACAGCAACAAAGTGTTTCGCCATTCTTGCGATCACCGTGCCAGTCGGCATATCTCCAACGTATGCCTTGCGCCCGTCAAACTTTGGAGCAGAAAACCATTTCCAACCATGCGCCTCTAGCACTCGATTGAAGTCTTCTTTGAACACTCCGTTGCGAGCGCTCTTGACTCTCATCCGGCCAGCTGCATTCGCCTCAGCAAGTTCGTCGTAAGCGGCCTTGTAGTCAATGCCCAAGGCAATTGCCATTGCACGAGCTGCGCAATCTCCGGCCCTGCCTTTGAAATATTTGCTTCTACCGCCATCGTCATACTTGAAATTTGTCATGCAAAACCTCCAACTTTGTTTAGGACTTTCAGCGAAATGCTCTTTGTCCATACCCCTATTGTAAAACAGTTTTTCGTCCGAAGTCAAACAATATCGATAAAAATATTGATAAAAAAACGTCATTTAGGGGTTGTGCGCTAGATTCGTTCGCGTATAATTCAAGTTATGGGGCGAGAGCAATTAAGCCGAGATCCCGAAAACAAGGAGAAAAACATGAACAAATTTAATCATCACGGAACATTCGATTGCAGAATATGCGGCAGACACACTCGCGATACTGAGCGCGAAAACGGCGAGGTTCAGTTGTGCCCGCACTGCGATCATCTGTCTGAGTTCGAGAACATGATCAATGACGGCGATGCCTTGACCACCGCGCAGCAGAACACTGCGCTGGTCGTTGCGAGAGATCTCGAGACGAAATGCGACCACAAGGCGGCTGATCTTTTCCCATTCTTGGCAAAATTTAACTAACATACGAAAGGACACCTAGCGCGTTAGGTGTCCTTAATTTTTGGAGAAAAAAATGCAGATCAAAGTTTTATCAGACAATGCGGCACACATCACAATCGGCGATTGGACGATCTACGTCGACAACAGCACAAACGAGCACGTCATATCCAGCTGGAAGGATGGATACAACGGCGTGATCAATGTGAGATCAAATCAGGGAACGTTTACCGGATTCAAGTTAGACGTCGATCAAAAGGGGACATAGCGCGCTACGTCCCTTTTTATTCTGTCAGGTTGAGATAAATCCTCTCGATCTTGGCGCACTCGATCTCGCGGCTCTCCCACTCTTTCCAAGTCTGGGCTGGTTTATTCCCGGCTCTGGCATACTGAGCCGCGTGACACGCCTCGTGGAGAATCACGTTTGGTTTATTCATGTGTGGCGCAAGGTAAATCACCGGGATATCGCCAGCGAGGAAAAAGGTCGCATTGCTTGGCGTGATAACCGTGTTATCAGGATATTGCAGATTGAACAGCAAGAGAAAACTAATTAGTTCTTTCATCGCATCCTCCGATCTGTGAGTCTTGATGTTAACTAATTTTTAAAATAAGATGTCAAAAAAACGGTTTTAACAAGGAGAAAAACATGGAATTACAAGAAATCAAAGACTTACTGTCTGACCGCAATCTTACCGAGGTCAGTCGCCGCACCAATGTCAGTTACTCGACGCTCAGGAATATACTGAGTGGGCGGTCGGTTGATCCGAGCTACAGCACCATCGACAAGTTGAGAAAGTATCTGATGTCAACATGTCCGAGGTGCGTCAATGGCTGATATTACTGAAATCTGGCGGGACAAAGTTCCTGTCGATCCACCTGAGATACAGTTCAAAAACGCAATCGAGGAGGCCGGGTTAGATGCGCCAGCAGAAATCATTTTCGATGGAAGAATTCACCGATTTAATTCGGGTAGCAGTGGAAGATCAAATCGTTCAGATAAAAGTGGTTGGTATATTGCTTTTGGCGGTGGCAGTATCGCTGCCGGGAAATTCGGAGACTGGCGCCTTTCGATCGAGAATAAGTGGAGACAGGATATTGGTCGCCACCTCACGCCGAGTGAGGAACTTGAGTTTTCGAGACGTATGGAGGCGGCACGTCAAGCGAGAATCGAGGCCGAACAGGTAATGCACGACAATGTCTCCGAGGTCGTTGAAAAGATCTGGAGCGAGGCAGCAGCTGCAACTGATCATCCTTATCTCGTTAAAAAGAAGATTCATCCGCATGGCGCTCGAGTCACTGGCGATGGACGGCTCATCGTGCCGCTGTTTAACGATGACGGAGAGCTGACTACGCTGCAATACATAGATGGCTCCGGGGGCAAGCTTTATCACACTGGCGGTAAAACTGGCGGGTCATTCTGGCGTGTTGGTGATAACGACGATGGCAATATATATGTCGCTGAGGGGTTTGCTACGGCTGCAACCATCGCTGAGACGACTTCTAAGGCGTGTTACGTTGCGTATTCGGCCTCCAACATACCAACAGTCGTCGGTCAGCTGCGTGAGCGCTACGGGCGCAAAAAGATCATTGTCGTTGCTGACCATGATAAGTCTGGCGTCGGCAAGTCATACGCTGATCAGGCATCGGCCAAACACGGATCGATAACGATCGTGCCGCCGATCGAGGGGATGGACGCGAACGACTATCTGCTCGACGGAAATGATCTCGCGGCACTTCTTGAGCCGCCTGAGCCAGTTCACGATTGGCTAATCGATGGCAATGAGTTCACCAAGAAACCAGCGCCGATCAGCTGGTATGTAAAGAACTGGATCCAGAATCGATCATTGATGATGGTTCATGGGCCATCTGGGTCAGGAAAAACTTTTCTAGTGCTTGACTGGTGTCTTCGTATGGCTGCTGATGAGATGGAGAATCGAGATTGGTGCGGCAATAAGACAAAGTCGCTCCCTGTTGTTTATTTGGCTGGTGAGGGGCACTACGGACTGCGGGCCAGAGTTGCAGCATGGATGCAACACTTTTCCGTGCCAAGCATTAAGTTCTGGATGAGCAAGACCGGGACAGACCTAAATGAGCCATCCGGACTGGACAAAGTTATAGAAAATGTCCGCTCTTTGTCCGTGCCGCCGAAGATCATTGTTGTAGACACATTGCACCGATTCTTGAATGGCGATGAGAACAGCGCTCAGGATGCAAAGACAATGCTGGACTCATGCGCTGCACTGATAGAGGAATTTGACTGCACAGTCATATTGGTGCATCACACTGGCGTATCTGAAGAGGCGCAGCATCGTGCTCGAGGATCTAGCGCATGGCGTGGTGCGTTAGATATTGAGGTGAGCGTAAAGCCCGGGAACGGATCTAGGCCAATCGAGGTCATCCAACGTAAGATGAAAGACTCTGAGATGAAGGACAGTCTGTTCTTTGAGCTGCGGCCTGTGACTATTAATGGATGGAAAGACGAGGACAATGAGCCAGTCAAAAGTGTCGTGCTCGAGAGTGTTAGCGCTCCGGCCAAGGTCGACAAAAAGACATCTAAGATCGAGGAACATCGCAAACGATTCGAACGCGCTTGGCATGCCGGACATCGCGAGCGTGACGGTCAGAAACGACCGCACGTCAATCGGTATCAGATGATTAACTTTTTGACTGGGCCAATGATCGGGATGTCAGAGTCTGCCGCAAAGAAAGCATGTCAGGCTGATCCCTCGAGGATGATCGGAGCGCTAATCGATGCTGAATATATTATTCCAGAAGGGAATGGATGGTCGGCAACGAACGAGTCATTGATCATCAATTTAGAGAATCAGGTCAATAATTGAGGACAAATGAATAAAATCAAACACTTAACGCATTTAAGGACAAAAAGACATTTGAGGACATTTTGTAATGTCCTCTAGTCGTAATCAGAAACATGTTTAAAATCAAACACTTAGCAAATGTAAAGACATTGCGGAGGACAAACTGGGGGACAAGCGAACGAAAGGACAAGACAAGACATACTCTTAAAGAGTATGTCTTTTGTCCTCGATTGTCCTGTCCTCGATGTCGTGTCCTGAGTAGAATATCGAGGTGGATAATTTTCCGTTTAATAGCCAGTTATCAAACGGCGTCGGTTGATATCTAGGTAGCAACCGAGACATGGAGTGTGGTATGGAAGAAGAAAAGAAGCTTGGAAGACCGACAGACTTTACAGATGAGCTGGTTGATCGCATGTGCGAAGAAATAGCGGCTGGTCGATCTCTAAATAAAATATGTAAAGAGGAAAGTTGGGCGCCTGATAAATCAACGTTTTATCGATGGATGTATAAGCATCCACAGATTCGCGACAAGTACGCGCGCGCGAAGAACGCGCAGCAAGAATACGCAGCTGAGGACATCATGGAGATCGCATACAGCGCGACGCCAGATAATTACAACGTGGCTAGATTGCAGATCGACGCCATAAAATGGACAGCGAGCAAGTTGCTACCTAAGCGCTACGGCGAGCGGCAGCAGCTCGAGCATACTGGCGAGTCCGGTGGGCCGTTAATCATTAAGTGGAAGGGATCAGATGAAGAATAAGTTCGACTGGTTTATCTTTGCGTTGGTGGTTGGTTTGGTTTTTACGACGACGGCGATGATCGTCGATTTTCTAGGATTCTATGCCTGAAATAACAATTCCGTACACTCCACGGGAGGTCATGCTCCCGTTTCACAACAGAAAAGAGCGTTTTGCATGTTTGGTGGCGCATCGAAGGTGCGGCAAGACTGTCGCGGCCATCAATGACCTGATTAGGGACGCGCTGACTATCCCGCGCGATAACGTGCGCGTTGCGTACATCTCGCCGACCTATCGTCAGTCTAAGGCGGTAGCGTGGGACTACTGCAAGGAATTCACGCGCTCGATCCCGGGAATCAAAGTGAATGAGTCGGAACTACGGATCGACTTCCCGAATGGCGCTCGTATCAGACTGTTTGGCGCTGAGACCGCTGACTCGATGCGAGGTCTGTACTTTGACTCGGTGGTGTTGGACGAGCCAGCTGACTTCCCGATGAACGCATGGTCGACTGTCATTCGACCAGCGATCGCTGACCGTCAGGGCAAGGCGACGTTTATCGGGACTCCGAAAGGCCGCAATAGTTTCTTCGAAATATGGGACGCGGCTAGGAATGATCCATCATGGTATTCCGCGATGCATAAGGCGAGCGAGACCAATCTGTTGCCGCAAGCGGAACTGGATGCGGCGATAAAGACGATGGGCGAGGATCGGTACGAGCAAGAGTTTGAATGCAGTTTCGAGGCCGCGATTGCTGGCGCTTACTACGGCACCGAAATGAAAGAGGCAACAAACACTGGACGAATTTGTAATGTCGTTTATGATCGGGCGGTAGGTGTTATCACAAGTTGGGATTTAGGTATAGGTGATTCGACCTCAATCTGGTTCGCGCAGTACGTCGGGCAAGAGGTGAGGTTGATTGACTATTACGAAAACAGTGGCGTTGGTCTTGATCATTACGCCAGAGTGCTGCAAGAAAAAGGTTATGTTTATGAGTCGCACATACTGCCGCACGACGTTCAAGTTAAAGAACTCAGTACGGGACACTCGCGCCTCGAGACCTTGGACAACTTAGGGATACGGCCAGTGGAGATAGCGCCAAAGCTTAATCTTGATGACGGCATACAGGCAGTTAGATCAATGTTAAATCGATGTTGGTTCGATGAGACAAAGTGCAATCGAGGGATCGAGGCATTGAGACAGTATCAGCGGGACTTCGATGAGAAGGGCCGAACATGGCGAGGTCGACCAAGACACGATTGGACATCTCATGGCGCTGACGCGATGAGATATTTGGCAGTTGGCTACAAGCCGCAGCAATCGAGCTGGGGCGAGCCTATTAGACGTAATCTGCGAGGGATAGCGTAGTGGCAAGTAAAATTAAGTCTGTATTAGATCTGGTTGATGAGATTGCAAATCCAAAACAAAACCGATCGACCATACGAAACGCCAAAAGAAAAGCGTTCCCAAAGGTTTACGATGATCCTAGATCAATAGCAAAAGTCGCAGCGGCAAGGTCAGCTCCAGAGACTGAGGCCATGAAAGAATTATTCGGCGTGACGAGAGATGAACTATACGATCTCACGAAACAGACAAGAGGGCTTGGCGGCGAATCTGTGTTTCAACCGCCAGCGAAGTCCAGAGGCGCAGATTCCGCTAAAGCTGTCATGCAGAATCAAAATAAACAAAGACTGATAGACACGTTAGCAGAGGCTGGCAAGTATCCAGAAATCTACAAAGGCATGGATTCTTGGTACAACTTAGATCCAATGTACAACATCATGGTGGATTTGTTTGGAGAGGCAGAGGCTAACAGAAGGTTTTTGCAGCTAAACTCTTTGAGCGGAATGTCTAGTCCAATGGCCGATGTCCTGACTGAGACTGGAAGAGGCACTGCTGCAAACTGGATGATCAATCAGGGGAAGTTTGACGATTTTGTTAAGTACGGAGGACAAGTCGCAGGACGTCCAGAATACATGGGAAATTTTCCCGGTCACTTAGCGCACAAGACTGCGCAACTTCCAGCAATGAAGAAGTATGTTGAAACAGGTGATGTTCAGATGGCTTCACCTAAAGTTCCTGTCTACATAAATGCATCAACTCCAGAGTCCCTCGGCGGATCTTGGAGAGTCCCAGTTGGAGACGCGCATTGGTCTAGAGCGGTCGGACTTGCTGACACAAGAAATATGGTTAAAGGCAAGGATGGATTAAAGATTCCGGGGCAATCTGTATCTAATCCAGAACTCGCAGATTTGACTCCTTGGTGGGCCGAAATATCAGACGCCGTCGGCATAGAGCCAGTTCCAGCTCAAGCTAGACTTTGGGGGACAGCTAGTCACGCAACTGGAGTTCAGTCTCCAATCGGAGCGTCAAAGTTAGAGCTGATTGCAAATAAGATAATGGCTCAAGCCAAGAAAAGAGGCATCGATCCTAAGTTATTTAGGGACTATGTTTTGGCTGGCGGCGATGTCAAAAAGCTTGGATTGTCTGCCGCTACCGTTGCATCATTGGCTGGCGTCCCAGCGTTCGCGCAAGATCAAGAAAGCCCTCAAGAGCGAGCATCTTCTCAAGACGCACTCGATGTGTCTATGGAGGGCATAAAAACAAGCAGCAAGTCTCCATCACAGTTTGCTGGGATGACGTTTGAGACTGCGATATCAATGCTTAGAGGGATGGGAGTTGGATTGTTGGATGCAATACAAATGGTTAGTGACGAGATGATTCCAGAGTCTAACATTTTGCCATCAGGCAAGGAAAAACCAAAGTTGCCAAATTATGATCCCAAATATATTCCTAAAAAAGATCAAGACTTTCTTGAAGGAATAGGACTTTTTTCATTGCCGACGCCATACGGAATATAGGAGACACAAATGCCGAATTACAACAAAGGGCCAATGACAGACGCGGAAGCAATGATGAGGCGCTTCTACAATAAAGGCCCGATGACAGACTTTGATCGACAGATGCCGCAGTCAATGGGAAGTAGCGGATTATTGGACGCGATCAGGGGATTGGAGCCATCGATGAGATTCAATACACCTCAAGGGCCAGTGCCATCTGCTCCACCACCGACGTCATTTACTACTCCACAGCAACCGATGGATCCAAATCAGATGACAATGCCGCTTGGAGGGCTGCTGCAAATGTCTGGCAATGCGCCTCAGATTCCTCAAGACAGGCCGATTTCTCCAATTGTCCAACAGGCAATCTCTGATAGCATAAATATAGTTCGCGAAGAACAAGGCTTACCTCCGGCGTCTCAAGAACAGAATTTTCTTTTTTACATTGAGGCAGATCCACAACTCAAGCAGTTGATTGAGCAAAGGATGAAAGATATCCACATACAAAAATCGGGGACTGGTATCTAATGTCTATTACTAACTACACCAACTTACAGTCGACGATTGCTGACTATCTCAATCGCGATGACCTGACTAGCGTCATTCCTGTATTCATACAGCTGGCCGAGGCACAGATGAATCGAGACATCCGTCATTACGAGATGGAGGCTCGAAGTACAGGTGTTCAGGATGCTGGCGACGAGTACATGCAGGTTCCATCAACATGGCTCGAGAATATCCGAGCACATGTGCAGGGCGGCGGCACTACGCCACTCGACCTGATCTCGAGGGCTGCTATGGCGGACAAAAGGGCCGGGCAAGAAGATACGAGCGGTCGGCCAGAGTATTACTGCATGGCAGACGGGCAGTTTCAGCTGTATCCGACGCCAGATGCCGAGTACACAGTAGAGCTGCTGTTCTACGAGAAAATCCCAGCATTAGCAACAAATAGCACGAATTGGCTGCTCGAGGAACATCCAGACGTATATTTATATGGAAGCTTAATTCATTCTGCGCCATACTTGGCGGAAGATGAGAGGGCCACGATCTGGACTCAGCTATATGCGGCAGCAGCAAAACGAGTAATTGACTCATCTGAACAGGCAAGAATGTCTGGCTCAGGTTTAACATTAAAAGTAAGAGGACTAGGCTAATGAGCTTTTCAAACTATCTAGAAACAGAGTTGCTAGATCATGTTTTCACAAATAGCGCATACACATCTCCAACGACTGTTTATGTGTCATTGCACACAGCAAATCCAGATGAGGATGCATCAGGCGCTGAAGTATCAACATCAGGTACTGCGTATGCTCGACAGGCTGGCACATTTTCTGTGTCTGGCAACACG